AGCGTCGTCTAACCTCTCAGGAGGAGGCGTCAACGATCCGGTCGCGATGGCGGTCGCAGTTCGGCGGGATCAATAACTTCCACCGGATCGCGATCCTAGACGACGACGCCGAGTATCAGCCGATGAGCAACAGCCCGAAGGACATGGAGCTATCGGGGCTGCACAACCTGACCGAGTCCAGAATCTGCGCGGTCTTCGGTGTCCCGCCGATTTTGGTGGGCGCAAATGTCGGTCTCCAAAGAAGCACCTTCAGCAACTACCGGGAGGCCCGTCTGGCGTTCCATAGCGAGACCCTTGAGCCGATGGTTGCGAGGATTTTAAGGTACTTCAACGCGAACCTGTTCGCCGAGTACCCCGGCAACGAGACCCTCGCGGTTGACTGGGCCGCTATGCGGGCCGTCCTCGATGATCAGGCGGCAACGACGACCCGGCTGACGGCCCTGTTCGCGGGCGGCATCCTTACCCTCAATGAAACACGGGAGGCTCTCGGCTTCGACGCGGTCTCCGACGGTGCGCTCCGGCGTATCCCGTCGTCGATCTTTGAGGTTGCCGAAGGACAGCCCGCCCCGGTCGCGGTCGACGCCGCACCGGTCGAACAGGCCCACCCAGTCCTCGCCGAGATCAAGGCTCCTCGCGTCGCCCCTCGCGGTCGGATGCTAGCCCGCCGAATGATCGAGGAGCGGGAGGAGGAGACCGATGACCTGGCGGCTAAGGTCTTGCGGCACTTCCGCGGCATCCGAAACCGGGTTGACGGCATCCTGGGTCGTCACATGGAACGGCAGACCGGCGAGACGAAGGAATTTCCGTTCGCGGTCACCGACATGCTCCCGCCAATCGAGACCGGGAACATGGAACGAATACTGGAGGCCGCATATCGCCGAGTCTCCAAGCGGACGTTCAAGGCTGTCAACGCCTCCGGCATCGCCGGGACTCTCGACTGGAGCGACAAGCTCCCGACGGTGCAGCGGGTACTAACCCAGGCACCGACACGGGCCGCGATGATCCACCGGACGACCTCCAAGGCCATCGCGAGGGCGGTGGGGATCGGCCTGGAGCGCGGGTACTCCGTTGAGCAACTGGCGCGGGGCGTACCTGACGACAAGTTCCCCGGCATCCGTTCGATCCTGGGCGAGACGGAGAACCGGTCAAGACTAATCGCCCGCACCGAGATAATGCGGAGCCAGAATCAGACCACAGTCGGATTTTACAGCGAACAGGGCTTTGGATATGTCCAGGCTGACGACGTGGACGGCGATCCAGACGACCTCTACGTCGACCCCGGCGACCCTTACGGTCGGACGTGCGCGGAACGGCACGGTCAAATCTACACGCTAGAGGACGCCCAGAACATCGACGACCACCCAAACGGGACGCTCAACTGGATACCGATGCCGCGAGGTTATACAGGGGGAACAACGTGATCCACAAAACCATGATTGCCAGTGCGAAGGCCGTTGACGAGGCCGAGGGGATCGTCGAGGCGTACACCAATACGATGGGCGTGGTCGACGCCGACGGCGACATCGTGGAGCCGACCGCCTTCAACGCCTCCATTGCGGACAACCTCCCGATTCCCGTCCTGTCCGGTCACGACCAGGGCAAGCTCGTTGGGAAGGTAATCTTCGCCCAGCCCCGGCATATCGAGGGGGACGAGTACCGGCTATTCACCAGAATGCAGATGAACATGGAGACCGAGGCGGGCCGCGATGCCTTCTCCAATGTCGCCGGGGATTACGTTCGCGAGTGGTCTATCGGCTTCAATATCCCGAAGGAGTCCGACGTTGAACAGGAGGGCAGCGACGTATCGACTGTCGTCCGGCGCATAGCGAACCTGGACTGGGTTGAGGTCTCCTCGGTGATCCGCGGATCGTCGCCGGCAACGTCCACCGTCGCGGCTAAATCCTCGCCGGTAACGGACAAGCCGAAGGCCGCGATCCCGTCGCACCTGACCGCCTGGGTCGAGGAGGCCTGGGACGGCGGGCTGATGCGGGGCCGGATCAAGGGCGGGGCGGCGACCCTCCGAGCGGCTCACGCCTGGGTCGATCCCGACGGCGATCCCGAACTCAAGTCGAGCTATAAATACCTTCACCACCATATCGGGCGCAACGGTCGAGGCGGGGCCGCGAACGTCAGGGCTATTACAACCGCCCTGGCGAACCTCAACGCCCGCAGGACGTCCATACCGGAGAACGACCGGCGCGGGGTATATAACCACCTCGCACGGCATCTCCGCGAGGCGGGCCGGAGGCCGTCCGAGCTACGGTCTGCCGAACCGCCTGATCACTCCAAGCCCTACCCAAACTTCCACGCCTGCCGGATGCGGGAGCCAGGCGAGTTTGACGAGTTCCGCACCGCCGCCGAGACCATCGACGACAGGCCGGTAGCGGTACTGTACGGCAGGGAGATGGAGACCGGGGATTGGGCCATCGCGGCCTACCATCTGCCGGTCGATGATTGGACGGAGGACGAAGCCCGTGCGTTCTGCGCGGAACACGACGGGATCAAATTTGAGCCAGCAACAGGCGAGGACGAAGATGCACCGGCAGACGATGACGCAACGGACGAAGCCGCCTCCGGCACGGCCCCAGAGGCCGCCCTGGACACGGCAGAGCGGACGTTACGCCTCCAGCGGATCAAACTCGCCCTGCATGGAATACATAACCAGAATAAGGAGTTTTGATTTGAACACTAAAACGACGAGACAGGAGGCCAACGCCCTCCTCGGTCAAGCGGAAGCGGCTCTCACCGGCGGCAACGTCGAGGAGTTCGACCGCATGATCGCGGACGCGCAGGCCAAGATGGAAGAGGCCGATAAGATTGATCAGGCCGCGAGCCAGTTGAAGGTTCTCCAGGGCGAGTTCAGTCGCCCGACTAACAGCGTACCGATCGCCGACCGGGATGTCGCGGCATACGACGCGAACGACACCGGCGCGATCAACAAGGCGTCGTACAAGCCCAGTTCCTGGGTCAAGGGTCTCCCGGCGATGGCGCAGCCAATGTGGGTGCAGGAGCAGATGGGCCACACCCAGAAGGACGAGGCCCGGTTCCAGACCGATACGTTTGTGAAGTGGCTCCGCAGCCCCAGCGACGACGTATTCTGGAAGACCGCCAGCGCAGACGAAGTTAAGGCCATGCAAGAGGAGACCGATGCCGAAGGCGGTTTCTTCGTCCCAGAGCAGTTCATCAGCCAGACGATCCACGACCCAGGAGTACCGGGTTCTCAGCTACGGCCCCTCTGCACGGTGATCCGCGTGTCGTCCAAGGACGGTTACGTTCCCACGATGGGCAGCGCGACCTGGGCCGCGATAGCCGAGGAGGCCTCGTACAGCGACCAGACGCCAACCGTCGGTCAGGTTGCTTTCTCGCTGGAGAAATCCGGCGGGATGATAAAGGTTACCCGCGAGTTGCTGGAGGACTCAGCGATCAATCTCCCGGCTCTGCTAACGCAGATATTCCAGGAGAGCGCGGGCAGATTTGAGGACGTGGGCATCATCAGCGGTAACAACACCACGCAGTACGCCGGAATTATGTCGGACACCGACGTGGCTTTCTACACGATGGCCGGATCGACAAGTGTCGTCGTGGCAGACCTCATCGGCACGTTCTACGCCCTCAATGCCCAGCACCGGGCGAACTCGACCTGGGTCATGAAGTCGGCGATTAACTCGCTGATTAACCAGATTCAGGTAACCGGAAACGGCGTCACTGGGATCGCCAACATCACCACCGCTCCGGCGGCGTTCATCCTGGGTCGGCCAGTGGTGGATACCGACGTCACCAGCGGGCTGGGCGGGACGATCACCAGCACCGAGAAGATCGCCATCTTCGGGGACTTCCGGCAGTACTACATATTCGATAGGGTCGGATTCACGATCCGTCGCAATGACAGCCTGTACATGGAGAACGATCAAGTGGGCTTCTTCGCTTCTCGGCGGGGCGACGGTCAGGTCGGACTGGCCGCAGCGTTTAAGATTCCCAGAGCCGCATAACGTAGCGGTAACAAGTAGGGCGCGGGGCTTCGGCCCCGCGTCCTGATGGGGAGGAAATTTATGCCAAAGGCCACAAGCCTAGTGAACGTGACCTTCGGGGCGACCGGGGAGGTGTACGAGATGGGCGAGGTCTACAACGTCCCTGCCGCTATCCTCAAGAAATACCCTGATTACTTCAAGAAGCAGGCAACGAAGCCCAAGACCAAGCAGGCCGCGACCGAGGAGAACAAGTAGATGGCGACCCGCCACACTTACGCGACCGCTGACGACCTCCGCGACTATCTCGCCGGGACGAGCTACTCGTCCGGCTGGACGTCTGACGCGGGTTCTATCCGGCGCATCCTGGAGGCGGTCAGCCGGAGAATTGACGATTACTGCGGAGGCGGTACGTTCGGGCCTCTGACCGAGACCCGTTACTACGACATCGGCTCCGGTAGTCTGCGGGATTCGCCCCAGTATCAGACCGTCGCGATCACGGACGACATCAAGACCTCGATGTCGACTCCCGGCGTCGTGCCGCTGGACGGCTGGATCGTCAGCCCGACGACGGTGACGGCTTACGGCGGAACCGACCGGGCAACCTCGGAGACGCTGACCGAGGGGTATGCGAACGACTTCTTTTTGATGCCGTATAACTCGGCACCGAAAACAATCTTGAAATTGAACGAGGACACGACGAAGGGCTTCGATGCGGGCCAGCAGACCCTTTCGATCCTCGGCTCCTGGGGCTATACCGCCGACACGGTCAGCGTGACGACCTGCGACGCTATAACGTCCACGACGGCGACGTCCGCATCGGTAACATCTGCGGCTAATCTCGGCCCCGCGCAGACCATCCTCATCGATTCGGAGCAACTATATATCACGGCGATTTCGGGCAACGACCTCACGGTGGAGCGGGCCGTCAATGGAACGACTGGGGCGACCCATAGCGGCGCGGCAACGGTCTACCGATATGACTACCCCGAACTCATCGTCCAGGCGGCTCTCGACCTGGCCAAGATCGTATTCCGAGACCGAGATCTCGGAGCCGTCACGACGATAGGCTCCGGCGAGGCCGCGATCACGTCCGCAGCCGGCGAGATCAACTCGATCCTGATGACGCTCGATCAGTACCAGGTCACCGGCACCAGTAACGGGGTGTTCTTTTAATGCCTCCCACTCCGACGACGACGTTCAAGCTCAAGGGGCCGGTCTTTGAGAAGCCGACCCAGATCAGCCTCGGAATCGTTCAGGCGGTCAATCGGGGCTTGCTTGATCTAGTCATCATCGAGGGCAGCAATAGAGTGAAGGAAGACCTGTGGGGGCCAACATCTGCGGAGGCCTACAAGCAATCAGAGCCGAGCGAGAGACACGGTGCCAAGACCCGAACGCTCAAGCGGGCAATTGGAGGGAGCGTTCCCCGAGACGGTATTGGGCAGATTGACGCCGGGGAGAATCAATACGGGTCGAACCTGATCTATTCCAGTTGGGTCGAGGGGATCAGCAGCCGGAATAAGAGGTCGACGTTCAAGGGCTACCACATGTTCCAGAAGGCCTATGACCACATCAACAACAATCCGAAGCTATATGAGCAATACATCGGGGACGCTCTGATCGAGGCGTTCGATTGAGCCGGTCGGGGGCATTGGCCCAGATCGACACGCTTCTCGCGGCGATCTCTGACCCGGCGTTCGTGGCGGTGTATCGCGGGGAGCCTCTGGCGATCTCAGGAACGCCGGTGCTGGCCTTCTGGTTGACGGGACGGAGGAGCGACTTCGAGACCCTGGGCGACATCGGGTCGCGAGTAACGGTCACGGTTCGGGCATATTTTCGGATGCAGGATTCGCCCGACGTGCGGGAGAGTATCGAGGAGGAGGTCTGGGACGCGATGGTTCAGATCGACACCCAGCTCCGGTCGGACGCCGACCTGGGCGGCAACGTCACCGATTCGTCTGTCGGGGCCGCGACAGTCGGATATCAGAATATGAGCGGCGGGGTGTTCCGCACGGTGACCGTCCCTTACGAGATGGAGCTTCTGGGTGAGGTCACCATCACGCCATAGCGGCCCAGGGATGGCCGGAGAGCGATTTAATCACGGAGGACGTATATGGCAAAGGTAAACGGGCTGAACGTCCGTCTTTACGTCGAGGGGTATGACCTGTCGGGCGATGCGAATGCTCTGAGCGGGATGGGTTATACGAATGAACTCCTCGACGTGACGACGCTCGACGTCGAAGCCAAGAAGCGGATCGTCGGGATCGCAGATGCGGAGATCAGCGTCGATGCTTGGTTCGATGCAGCGTCGAACCGATCCCATGCGGTCTGGACATCCAATAGCGGCAAACAGCCGACGGCTGATCAGGACGTTCTTGTGCCGATGGGGGCGGCGGTGGGCGATCCGTGCGTCGGGCTGGTCAGTAAACAGGGGACATACACGACGACCCGCTCCCCTGGGTCTGCGATCTCGGCAAACGCAACCTATACGACCTCGGACGGATCAGGGCTAGAGTTCGGTGTCATGCTGACCGCTCATGATGACACACATTCGTCGGCTGGATCGGGAACGGTTGTTGATGGTGGCGCGGCAACGTCAAACGGCGGGGCCGCGTATCTCCAAATCTTCAGCCTTGCATCTGGCAGCGTCACGGTAAGTGTTCAAGAATCCACCTCCAGCGGTGGATCATATACAAACATAGTTAACTTCTCGACTGTCGCTGCAGCTGCCGCCCCGACATCGGAGAGGTTGGTGATGACCGGCACGGTTGCTCGGTATCTGAAGGTCACAACGACGGGGACATTCTCCAACGCGAAGATTGCGGTGGGATTCACGCGACTATAGGAGGTCGAAATCATGGCGAAGCAGACTGGTTTGGGCGACATGCTCCAAGTGGATGACTCCGGCGGGACTGCCAGAGACATCTCCAATGACATCGGCGATTACGGGATAAATATCGCGCAGGAGTTGGTTGAGACCACCGGCCTCGACAAGTCGGCGCGGGAGCGGATCACGGGAATGTCCGACGGCGATGTGACCTTGAACGGGTTCTTCAACGCGGCGAGCAACAAAAGCCACGACGTTTTCAAGACGCGCACCGGGACGCGGACGTTCGACTTGCGGGTTGGTGGCAACTCCTCAAGCAACCCGAAGCTGGCGATGGAGATGCAAGTCGCGAGCTACGCGATCACGCGGGGATCGGACGGGGCGTTGACCTGGTCGGTCACGCTAAACCTCGCAGACGGCACCGTCCCGGCATGGTCAACGGTATAGTGGTAGTCCAGAGTAGAAACGGGGTCACGCCCTACGTCATCCAGCGGCGTCGGGCTGTCCTCGTATTCGCCCAGCCGGAGTATGAGGGCATCCACATCGAGGCGCGGCTAGACGTTGACCTGCGAACGTTCCTCGACCTCCAGCAACTCGCCGGCCAATCGGATAATAATCCCGAAGGTCTGCGGGCCGCGTTCACGATGTTCGGCGACCAGATTCTGGACTCCTGGAATCTCCAGGACGAGGACGGCACAGTCCTGCCGGCGGATGCGACGGGGTTCCTGTCCCTGCCGCCTGCACTCGGCACCGCGATCCTCGGCGCGTGGAGCGAGGCCGCGACCACGGCGGGGGAAGTCTCAGCCTCGGCATAGCCCGGTGGAAGGCTGTCCGAGGCGGCACGTATCAGGACGGCAGGCCGGTCGTCAAGCCTGCCGAGCTAGAATTGGCCGAGATAGTGGACGGCATCTGCCAGCGGTATAGCTGCCTGCCGTCCCAGCTATTGGACGAGGACGTCGGGATATTGCGGATGCTGGCAATCGTAAGCGAAGGCAAGGTGGAGGACGAATCGAGTGGCTAATACAGTC